CCCTATTTTTTGCGATCACATTATAGTTTCCTTGGCGAAGGGACGCACATTGACGCAATTCGCGGCCGATATAGGAGTAGCGCCGTCAACTGTACGTAGATGGCGGCAAGAGTATCCTGAGTTTGATGAGGCTTGCGAGATAGCTCTGGCCAAGGCGCAGGCGTATTACGAAGAGATTCTCCAGGGAGGCGCTGACGGGACTAAAGGGATGGCAAAAGAGCAGCCCGGTATGCTTACATTCCTCATGCAATCCCGGTTCAAGGACTATCGCAAGCAGAACGAGGCGGAGACAGACGCGCTAGCGGCTCTGATTCCGTGGGATAAGATTGAGGTATCTGTGACGCGAAAGAACGAGGGCGCGTAGATGAAATTAAACTGGGCGCCGCAAGAGGCTTTCGCTGACTTTTTCGAGCTTGACCCAGATAAAATAGTTGATAACCGTAGCGTGTTTAACTCAAAGTATAATTATTTTATAGCCTACGGCGGTAGGGGCTCAGCTAAAACATGGACGTTCTCCGATGCCTTTGTTGTTGAGGGTACGCTAAGGCCCATGCGTATATTGGTTACTCGCGAGCTACAAAACTCTATAGAGAACTCCATAAAGACAGAGATAGAAACAGCTATAGCTAAGCGCGGCCTAGGCGGGTTTTACAAGATTTTAAAAAATGAGATAGTCGGCCTTAACGGGACAAAATTCATATTCAAGGGCTTGAAAAATAACATCTTGTCTATTAAGTCCATAGCTCACGTAGACGGCGTCCTAGCCGAAGAGTCCCAGAATATATCCAAGGAGTCCTGGGACGTGTTTCTACCATCCATAAGGCCGCTTAACGGGCGAACGCCGATACGGGTTATCATATTTAACCCCGACGACGAGCTAGACGATACTTGGCAGCGCTTTATAGTTAATCCGCCTCCAGGGGCGATATCGCGCTTAATAAACTGGCGGGATAATATATACTTCCCTCAGCATCTTGACGAGGAGCGTAGGCATTTTAAGGCTACACGGCCGCGGCGCGACTATGAGAACATATGGGAGGGTAAGCCTAGGGGTAATTACGAGGACTGCATTATTGACCGGGAATGGATACGCGCTGCTAGATGGGCGTCAAAGCGTCCTGGTTTTACGAAAATAGGTCCTCGCGTAGCGGCCTATGACCCTGCCGGCCAGGGGCGAGACTACAACGCCGTTGTGTCCGTTGATGGCAATGTCCTTGATTACGCGCAAGAGTGGTTAAAGTCCCCCGACCTTAGAGAAGCGACCAGGATAGCTATGGGCGCCGCGAAAGATCTAGGCGCGGGGGGTTTCCGTTACGATGAATGTGGGGGCTTCGGTGACGGGGTAAGCGTGTTTGTCGAGGACATCATAAACGGTAAAGACGAAAAAATGAACGCTTTCTCCATTGAAGTTACGCCGTTTAATGCTGGCGATCCGGTAGTCGACCCCGACGAGGCGATACCCGGTACGAACTTGACCAATGGCGAAATGTACGCAAATGCTAAAGCGCAGGCACATGCCGTAACGGCGCAGAAGTTTTATAATACATACCGTTTTGCCGTACTAGGCGAATCAGTTGACCCCGCTGACATGCTATCAGTGGACATAGCAGACGATGCAGTGTTTAATAAGCTGGTAAAGGAGCTCTCTACACCTATATGGGTAAAGAGCGGGGTTAACAGCAAGAAAAAAGTGGAGAGCAAAGCGGATATGGAGAAGCGCACCAAGCAGCCATCGCCAAACATCGCTGACGCGCTGCATATGTGTCTAGCCCCAAAAGAAGTATCAAGGAGTTTTTTCGATGCGTTTCTCAATAAAAGGTCTATTCCGTAAGAACACGACCAAAGAAGACACAGGTAAGCAAGCAGACAAGCCTAAGCTGAACGACAGCACAGGGGCTTTTTTCAGCAACGAGAAGACGCGACAGCGAGAGGCTATGTTAGCCGACTGGTGCCGGGCAAAGGCGTTCACTCGTCCTAACATACGATCCGTTTCTGGCGAAGCCACAGACAGCGCGCTATCTAGTTTTGAGATGCGATCGAAAAGCATATTCGCTCTTAACGACTCTTACGTGCCTATCCCAGTTCTCCATTGGTATATATCTCAAGGCTTCCTTGGTTATCAGACCTGCGCTGTTATATCGCAGCAATGGCTCGTATCCAAGGCTTGCGTAGCCAAGGGAAAGGACGCTGTCCGCAACGGATGGGACATAACTATATCCGGTGAAGACGGCGAGAACGACGACGACTTAATAGAACGGGTAAAGCGACTAGATAAAAAGTATAAGGTTAGGAAGAACTTAGTAGAGGCCCATAAGTTCAATAACGTGTTTGGTATAAGGCACATACTAATAAAAGTCGATAGCAGCGATAAGAAGTACTACGAGAAGCCCTTCAGCATAGGGGCTATTAAACCAGGTACGTATAAGGGTCTGTCACAGGTAGACCCCTATTGGCTTGCCCCGGAGCTAGACCAAACAGCTATAGCGGACCCATCCGCGCTAGATTTTTACGAGCCGACGTTCTGGACAGTTAACGGCGTTAAGGTACATAAGTCGCACTTTATAATACTTAAAGGAGAAGAGGTTGCAGACGTTCTAAAACCCTCTTATCGATACGGCGGCGTTTCTCTTGTACAGCAGATATATGAACGGGTTTACGCGGCGGAGCGCACCGCTAATGAAGCTCCGGAACTGGCTTTAACTAAGAGGCTGTACACTAGAACTATGGACATGGACGCGGCTATAAAAAACCAGGATAAGTTTGAAGAGGCTTTGCAGTACCAGACAGAGATGAAAAACAACCACGGGTTCCTCGCTGTCGGTAAAGGCGAAGACGTTACGCAGCTAGAGACTACGCTATCTGATTTTGATACCACAGTAATGACTCAGTACCAGCTTGTGGCCTCTATAGCTAGGGTTCCAGCTACTCGTCTCCTCGGGACGTCGCCTAAAGGTTTTAACGCTACCGGCGAGCACGAGATAAAGACTTACCATGAAGAGCTAGAATCTATACAGGTAAATGACTTCGATGATATCTTATCTCGGCACTATGAATGCTTGTCAGCTTCTGAGCTAGGAGGAGTTAAGGTAGCCCACGTATGGCGTCCAGTGGCTATGCCTAGCGAAGCTGAGCAAGCTACTTTGAACACAGCTAAGGCTCAAACGGACAAGCTTTACTTCGATATGGGGGCGGTTACCGCTTACGAGATTCGGGATAGGGTTCGCCTTGACGATAAAAGCGGGTACAACGAGCTAGAAAAAATAGAAGAGCCTGAATACGAGGATGAGCCTGAGCTTGTGGCGCCTAATGAGCCTGAGCCCCCAGAATCCCCCGGAGAACCGCCGCCGGAAGCTAGCGCGAACGCGGACTATAAGCCGCAGGCTGTTGACGAGATAATTAAGGAGAACGGTGAATTTTGGGTTACGTCAAAGACAGGAAAAAAGCTTGACGGCCCGTTCCCTAGCTACCGAAAGGCTAAAAGCCGGTTAGGGAAAATAGAATATTTTGCGGGTAGCGGCGATGGCGAAAAAGATAAAAACTAAATTGCTGACTAAGCGAAAGGCTGAATGGGCCAAGAACCGGGACGTCACTCTTCGAGGCTCTAGGCTCACGATGAACATCGGTACGGAGGCGGCGTACAATAAAAAGCTACAGGCTTTAGTTAAACGCATGACGGCAACGCTAAAACGTGAAATAGATCGCGCTTTGGTATCTCACTTTAATACCGCGCAAGATAGCGGCATAATTAGCAAGGTGCGCATGATCATAAATAGGCTAGAGCGCGAGTTTAATAAAGAGTTCCGCTCCAGAGCTGATAGGCTATCTAAAACCATGTTGTCGTCGGTAGACAAGGACAGCACTAAGTCTCTGCACAGTAGCCTTAAGGAGTTGTCGGGAGGGCTCTCTATAAAAACGTCCGCGGTAACAGAGGGCGTGGAAGACGTCCTAACCGCAGCGGTAGCCCAGAACGTTGGTCTCATAAAATCTATCCCAAGCGAGTACTTTACTCAAGTGAGAACACAGATATTAAACTCTATAATGAACCCCGACAATAAAGGCCTCGCGGATCTTAGGGACTCGATTAACGGCGTTCTAAGTGACCGGTACAAGCGCGTTAGAAACCGAGCGCATCAAATAGCCACAGACCAAACGCGCAAGGCGTATAATCAGATTAACGCAGCGAGAATGACGTCAATGGGTATCGAGTATTTTGAGTGGGTCCATTCTGGCGGCGGGAAAACACCAAGGCCGTACCACAGAGACGTATTAAACGGGAAGACTTTCAAGATATCTGAACCGCCGATAATCGATCCTAACACCGGCGAGCGCGGATTACCTGGACAAGCGATTAATTGTCGGTGTACTATGATACCGTCCATTCCACTCGGCTAAATTAAAGGTCCATTATGGCAGTGGCTAAAAAAGACGATAACGGCTGGCTAGAAATTGTGGACAACAAGCTGTCCAAGCCTGGGATATTCGAGTACCTAGGGCAGGAAATACATCCTAGCCTAGAGCCTGACCGCGTCTACCGAGTCCTAAGACCTATTGAAGAGCTGGCCGATCCTGAATGCGCCGAGTCCTTTAGGCTTAGGCCCTGGATACTTGGTCACACTATGCTAGGTGACAAGTACGGCGTAGACGCCAGTGAGGCGGGAATACATGGCATAGTAGGCGAGAAAGTCTATTTTGACGAAAAAGACCTATGGCTAAAAGGTAATATAAAAGTGTTCACGCGCGCTCTAGAAGAGGAAATAGAGCGAGGAAACGACGAGCTTAGCCTAGGTTACGGTTGCCAATATGACTTTACTCCTGGTATACTCGATGGCAACACGTACCAGATTATACCCGGTACGCCTAGAGGGGCCGAATACGATATAGTTCAGCGCCGGATACGCGGTAATCACTTGGCTTCTGTAGAGCAGAGCCGAATGGACGTTGCTGTTTTTGATAAAGCGTCCGGCATGGACCAATTAACTGTTAAATTACCACATAATAAAGGACGTGAACCTATGGACGCAAATCCTAATACGCCGGCCGCTGGCACTGGTAAAGACCAAGAAATGGGTATGAAAGACATAGCTAAGGCCTTGTCTGATCTAATGCCTATATTACAAAGCCTAGGAAAAGTTGTCAGTGCTATGAGCCCCGGAGCGGAACCCGCTGAACCGGCGGAACCAGCGGAGCCTATGGATATGGAAACCCCAGAGGATAAGCCTAATCCCGGGGAAGACGAGAACATGCCTCCCGAAGAAAAAGATAAGGAGTCCGGCGCTATGGACAAGGCTACCGTACAGAAAATGATTAGCACAGCTGTCGAAAAAGCTACTAAGCCGCTCTTAGATACTATTGACGCGCTTAAAACAGAGAACGCAGGAATGGATCAGCGTCTTCTCAAGGAAGTAGCTGAGCGCGACGAGCTAGCCGAAAAGCTGAGCTTCTATATCCCAGCGTTTGACCATAAGTCTATGCGCTTAGACGACGTAGCTAAGCACGGCGTTAAGCAGCTCGGCCTTACATGCGAAGACGGCCAGGAGCGAGTAGCCTTAAGGGCGTACTTGCATAACAGGCCAACGACGCCGAAGCTCTATGCACACTCTTCTGCCGCCGAAGACGGAAAGCCCGCAACGGCTAGCCCTATTAATGAGTACTATAGCTAAAAGGAGCTAAAACAATGAGTTTTCAAAGCACAATCCAAGATCGGTTAGCCGCCGGTGTTGTGGGCGAAGTAATTACGACAGGTCCTTATCGGGCGCAGCCTGGTATCCTGTCCTCGACTTCTGCCGCTAATAACGTAGTAGGTAGGGCGTTTCGCCACGTAGCGGCCAGTGATACCGACGTATCAGCGGACGCAAGCGGTGTCTTCGCTGGTATCTTGTGTCACCCTAAGAGCTACGCGCTTTTTGGTGATGCATCTAATCCGCTAAACCCTACGCTAGTACTACCAAACGAGCTTAATGTGAGCCTGCTTCTCATGGGTTATATCCTGGTAGACCTAAGCAACGCCGCGCCGTCTGACGGGTCACGTGCTATCGGCGCCGAAATCTGGTATCAGAATACGACAGGGATCTTGGTAGGTGTAACCGCCGGGACGGCCTCAGTTACAGGGTATACTAAGGTTCCTAACGCGGTAATCGTTGACAACAATCTTGCAGACGGTACGCCCGGGCTGGCTAAGATTAAACTTACTAATTAACAGGGGGTAATCTAATATGAGCCGGCCACAGAAAATTATCAGTTACCGAGGACCACGGGCTATAAAGCCTGTAGTCTGTAAAACGCCAGAGCAGCGAGAAGCGTTAGCCATGGACCAAGAAGGTCTCCGCGGCCTAGGCGTGGTCTTACGTCCTAACGATCTTCGCGCTATGCAAGTAGCGTCCAGAGGTATGGATGCGGACTTGACTGGCTTAGCGGCGACTACCGCTAGTATATCTTCTCCCGTTCAGTACTTGCAAACCTGGTTACCGGGGTTCGTTGAGGCGATAACAACCGCTAGAAAGATTGATGACCTTTTGGGGATCACTGTGCAGGGTAACTGGCACGACGAGGAAATCATACAACGAGTCCTAGAGCATACCGGGGCAGCGCGACCTTACGGCGACTACAACGGTGTGCCGCTATCGTCCTGGAATGTCAATTATGTCAGACGATCCGTGGTAGCCTTTGAAGAGGGTCTTCAAGTAGGTAAAATGGAAGAGGCGCGCAGTGCTGCGGCTGACGTAAACAGCGCAGAGCAGAAAAGGCGAGCCGCGGTCATGGCTCTTGAGATAGAGCGTAATAGCGTGGGTTTCTTCGGTTACAACGCCGGGGCTAACAGGACTTACGGGCTTTTGAATGACCCAAATTTGCCCTCTTATGTTACCGTAGCTAACGGGGCGTCCACAGACCCCGAGTGGTCAACTAAGACGTATCTCGAAATAGTTACCGACTTATTAACAGCTTTTGCGGGGCTTCGCGCTAGCTCGGGCGATAATATCGACCCGACGACTACGCCGATAACCTTAGCTATTGCTTCTAACGCGGTAGATTACCTAGCGGTCGTATCACAGTACGGAAATTCTGTTTGGGACTGGCTGCGAAGCACCTACCCGAGTACCCGTGTCGTATCGGTTCCTCAGTTCGATACAGCCAACGGCGGCGCAGGGGTTTTCTATCTTTACGCTGAGTCGGTAGCGGACTCCGGCAGCGACGACGGTAAGACCTTTGCGCAGATAGTGCCAGCGAAGTTCGTTACTATCGGGGTAGAGAACGGTGCCAAAGTGTACACAGAAGTTTTCTCTAATGCGGTAGCCGGTATTGTGCTAAAACGTCCATACGCGGTATATCGGGCCACTGGCATATCGTAAGCAATATCCAAGTCTATTAACCCGTAGCGGAGTTTCGGATAATCCGGGTCTCCGCTTTTTAATGAAAATAAAGGAACGCAAACCATGAGTGCAGCCAATGTTAAACCATTGTTTATCTATTCCACTTTAGCCTCCGATGTTACCTACACTTTTTGGAAGCCTAAGCCTAAGGATAACCCAAGCGGCCCTAGTGTAAAAGAGTACGAAATTACGATAAAAGGCGGGGCTAACGTAGCTGACAAGCACGGCGTGTCCGTTAGGGGTAAAGTCACTGAGATAAGCGGCGAAGACTATGAGCGGCTCAAGAAACATAGTGTATTCGCAAAGCACAAGGAAAACGGTTTTATATGGGTAGACGTAGGCGCGAAGCCTGTAGATACTATCGTGAACGGCGCTATGGAAGCCCGAGACAAGTCGGCTCCGATAACGCCGGAGTCTTTCACTAAAGCCGGCAAGAAAGCGCCAAAAGTAGCTAAGGTAGAATAACATGAGTACAATCGTATTTGACGTAGCTGAGTTTAGGACCCTGTTCCCAGCGTTCGCTAATGTGACCACGTACCCGGACGCGACGCTGGGGGGCGTGTTTACCGTAGCGACGTACTATATATCGGATATCGACTACGGGCGCCTAAACGGCGATAAGCGCAAATACGCCTTGTACCTAATG